CGGGCGTCCGCCCGGCATACATCTCCAAGGGAGCGGTACCGGCAAAGATTTAAACCCGCACACCTATGGTGTGTTTTGTTTAAAATCGTTACCGGTATAAAATGTTATTTACAACCTCGTCCATCGCCGTAAAATTGAATCTTAAAAACCAGATAAACGGAAACCATAATAAAATATAACCTTTATAATCTTGTAAAAAAATGCTACAAACAAAACCAAAAATCGTCGTGGCGAAATCGTTTCGTCTCTTCTATTTTGACATCTTAAACACCAAGTTGGAATCAGATGATTCAGCGGATGCCGATTCGGATACCGACGACAAGAAATACAAAGCCCGTACCGATGACAAGCAATTCGTCGTCCAAATGTACGGCATCAACGAGCGCGGCGAGACGGCCTCTATCTTGGTGGATGACTTCAAACCCTTCTTCTATATCAAGGTCGGCGATGAATGGACCGATGCTCACGCCGGTCGGATGGTCAGCAATATTCGCCGCGAAATGGGCGACTACTACAAGGAGTCCCTCATCCAATACAACATCGTGGATAGTCAGAAACTCTACGGTTTCACCGCCGGCAAGAAATCCAAGTTCGTCAAGCTCGTGTTCTCCAACACAATTGCGCTAAATAAAGTGAAAAATCTCTGGTACAAGAGGATGCCCGACGGGACTCGGCGTCCCAGCCCTTTTGTCCCGAAAACCCAGCTCTACGAATCCAATTTGCCGCCCCTATTGCGATTCTTCCACATCAACCACGTGTCCCCCAATGGCTGGGTTATGATTTCCAATCGGGCTCGCGCATGTGCCGTCCGGACCACCACTTGTACTTACGAGTTCGTCGTCTCTCAAGCACAGCTCAAGGCGCTGCCCGACAAGGAGTCATTAGTCCCTTACAAGATTATGAGTTTTGATATTGAGGCGGGCAGCAGTCACGGAGATTTCCCCCTTCCCCGCAAAACATACAAGCGTCTCGCGATGAATATCATGGATGCGTTGGACAAAGAACCTAAGTCGGGGCTCACCGTTGATTTCGTAAATGCGGCGCTAAAAGAGATGATTCTTGCGGCATTTGGGTACGGGACCCGGATGGGCATTGATTTGGTGTATCCGAAGTCGGGTGTCCCCGCCAAGAAATACGTGGAATCCATTATCAAAGACATTGTCGGCAATAAGCTCAGCAAGTTGGAAGTGAAAACGGCCGACGCTGCCCGGTTATTAACCATTGATGCGATGTTTGCCAAGGTAAAGAACCAATTTGCTCCTACAACCGAAGACGCTGACGTAGGTGCAGATGCTGAAGATGGTTCAGATGACGAAGCCGAGGATGCGGGAGATATTAACGACGAGTCCGACGACGAAGAACAAAAAAAACCTCAGACTCAGTCTTCGCTCAAGGGGGTCAATACCACTATCGCCAATTTGATTCTCAGCGCCGACGTAGAGCGCGACCAGAAAGTCCAGTACATTGACCAAGCCCTCACGGAGTCGTTCCCGCCCCTAGAAGGCGATCCCGTGACAATGATTGGTTCCACCTTTGTGAATTATGGGAGTTTAGAGCCATATCTAAATCACTGCGTTGTCTTGGACGGATGTGCGCCCATTGATGGCGCTGTCGTGGAAGCCGTGTCCATCGTAGGGGGCGACCGCGTCGCCGCCGAGCGCGAAGTCCTGCTTCGTTGGGCCGCCCTCGTCCAGCGCGAGAACCCCGATATCATCATCGGCTACAACATCTTCGGTTTTGACTACGAGTTCATGTTTCGTCGCGCCGAAGAGACGCATTGCGTCAATGAGTTCCTACAACTGTCTAGGCGGCGCGAAGAGTTTTGCGGAACCCGGGACCGCGACGACCCTACACTCGTGGATATTGAAAACACGAAAATCGCCATTGCCAGTGGCGAATACGACTTGCGCTATATCTTGATGAGCGGCCGGCTCCAAATTGATATGTACTCGTATTTCCGCCGCAACTTCAACTTGTCTTCGTACAAGTTGGACGACGTCGCCTCGCAAAACATCAGCGATGCCATTAAGAAGGTCGCAAATGCCGAGCACCCGACGCACGGTGCCGTGACCGAGCTCTACAGTAAAAATCTCACCGGTCTCCACGTGGGCGACTTCATCCACATTGAAGTAAGCGCATTCACATCGGATTATTATATGGACGGCAAGAAGTTCGTCGTCCTGGACATTGTCGCAAAAGAGTCCGGAGACAAAGTCATCGTCATCGGCGGCCACCACGAACACACAATTGACAAGACGAAGAAAATCCAGTGGGGGATGGCCAAAGATGACGTGAGCCCCCAAGACATCTTCCGGATGAGCAACGGCACCGATGCCGAGCGCGCTGTAGTCGCGAAATACTGTATCCAGGATTGTAATCTCGTTCACCACTTGTTGCGCAAGATTGATGTGATGACGGAATATATGGAGATGGCGAACTTGTGTTCCGTCCCCGTCAATTTCCTCGTGTTTCGCGGCCAGGGCGTCAAACTCACCAGTTATGTAGCAAAAAAGTGTATGGAAAAGGGCTACATTATGCCCGACCTAGAGAAGGGCAAAATGGACGGCGGCTACGAGGGCGCCATCGTGCTCCCGCCCAAAACCAAGATTTATATTGACGAGCCCGTCGCGTGTGTGGATTATTCGTCGCTTTATCCGTCCTCTATGATTAGTCAGAATTATTGTCACAGCAGCAAAGTCTGGGCGAAAGAATACGACCTGGAAGGCCGACTTGTGAAAGACGAAGGCGAAAAAGACGCGCGAGGCAACTACATCTATTATGGACTCAGTGGATACCAATACGTGGAAGTGGAGTTTGACACCTTTGAATGGCGGCGCAACCCGGCGCGCCCCGCCGCCAAGGCCGTGAAAACGAAAGTCGGCAAGCGCGTGGTGTGCTGGGCGCAGTTGCCAGGCGACGAGAAGTCAGTGATGCCCTCTATCTTGATGGAGCTGTTGAAGGCGCGCTCCGATACGCGAAAGAAGGAAAAGCTTTACAAGGAGAGCGACCCCTTTATGGCGAATATAATGGACAAGCGACAGCAGGCTTACAAGGTGACGGCCAACTCGCTCTATGGGCAGTGTGGTGCGCGTACATCCACCTTTTATGAGAAGGACGTGGCCGCTTCCACGACAGCCAGCGGGCGAATGATGATCACCTATGCCCGCAGAATCATTGAGGAAATCTACGCAAATCGCCTGTGTCAGACGACGAATCACGGGGTAGTTATGACCAATGCGGAATACGTTTATGGCGACTCGGTGGCGACCTATACGCCTGTGTATGTGCGGACACGCGGTAAAATCCTGACCGTACATAAAATCGCGGATTTAGGCGGGCTTTATGGCGTGGAATTGGAGCCGGGACACTGGACCGACGCGAATAAGTATGTGCGTGGTCCCGTTTGGCGCAAATGTATGGAACCCGGCAGGCAGACCAAGGAAGTGTGCGAGATTGAAGCGGGCGTAGAGACCTGGACAGACAAGGGATGGACCGCGCTCAAGCGCGTAATCCGACACCCGCTCGCGCCACACAAGAAAATCGTGCGCATCCAGACCCCGTCGGGATGGGTGGATGTAACTGACGACCACTCGCTCCTTTTGAAATCGGGCGAAGAAGTGTCGCCGACGAACATCAGTTTGTGGACCGAGCTCTTACACCATGATATGGATTTCAGTACGATTGAATACGGACAGACGGCGGCATACCGGTCGGCGTGCCAGTATTTAGACGAATATACGGACTCGGTGAATACGCTGCTTGTGAACAATTGCCTGGATGCCGCCTACGCCTATTTGTTGCTGAGGGAGCGCGGCTACTATGTGAGACAGAAGGCAACTGGCACGAGTCGGATGTCTTATACGCTCACCTATAGCAGCACACCCTTTGAGCAGGCCGAAACGGTGCGCGACATTGAGACGATTCCCGGATATTGCGGATACGTATATGACTTGACCACGGAGAACCACCATTTCGCGGCGGGGATCGGGTCGCTCATCGTCCATAATACAGACTCGGTATTCTTCGTGTTCAACTTGACAGACAAGGACACCGGTGCCAAAATCGTGGGGAAAGACGCGCTGGAAATCACCATTGAACTGGCGCAACACGCCGCGGATTATGCGACCAAGTACTTGAAACCACCGATGAATCTCGCGTATGAGAAGACGCTGATGCCATTTGCGCTCCTCTCCAAGAAGAGATATGTGGGAATCCTCTACGAAGAAGACCCCAATAAGGGGAAACTGAAGTATATGGGTCTCTCACTCAAACGCCGCGATTCATGCGACTACTTGAAAGACACGTATGGGCAAATCATCAATATTATTATGAAAGGGGGCAGCGTTCGCGATGCGATTGGGTTCTTGGACGACAGTTTAGCCAATCTGATTGCGGGGCGCGTGCCGATGGACAAGCTGGCGATCACGAAGGCGCTGAGGAGTTATTACAAGAATCCGCAGCAGATTGCGCATCGAGTGTTGGCCGACCGTATTGGGCAGCGGGACCCAGGGAATATGCCGAAAGCGGGGGACCGTATGAAGTTCCTACATGTGGTGACTGCGAACAAAAAGGCGCTCCAAGGTGAGAAGATAGAGACGCCGGAATACATCTTGGAGAAAAAGCTGAAACTGGATTTCGGATTCTATGTGAGCAATCAGTTGATGAAACCGCTGTGCCAGTTCTTAGGACTCGCGTTGGAAGAAATATGGAAGTACCAAGACAAGATGAGCGCCATTAAAAAACACCGCGCGGAACTGGCGGCGCTGTTTAAAGAATACCCCGACATAGAACAGTTTGCGAAGAAGAAAGAAAAATATTGTAGCGACAAGGCGAAGGAGATGTTGTTTGACAAATACTTGACGCAAATCAATAATGACAAGGCGGGGCTGCGGCCGATTACGAGCTTCTTTTCTGCGAAGTGAAGCGTGCCCTTCTCTATGGAATGGTGTCTCTTAACCTGCCAATAACTTTCCTTAATATATAATGTATTCTGCTGCTGTATTTCATATGGTTCTAATTGCCCTTGTTCTAGTGGGCGCACTCAACTGGGGGTTCCATACTTTTGGCTACAATTTAGTAGAGATACTAAATCGTTTTTTATCGGGGGTGTTTAAGAGACGCCTTCCTTTGGACCGCATCATTTACGTGGTTGTCGCAATCAGTGCTCTTATCCTTGCGTTCCAGCGTGATACATGGTTGCCCTTTTTAGGCGAAACCGTTTTGCCGGGGGCTATTGTTGCCTTGAAGACGAACTCGGGGGATACCACGGTGGATGTCCATGTGAAACCGGGGACCAAGGTTGTTTATTGGGCCGCAGAACCGAGCGCCGAAGAAGGTGCTGTAGGTGCTTCCGAAGGTAATAAAGCTGATCCTCCAGTAAAAGCCGCCTATGACAAGTTTGAGAACAGTGGTGTCGTTGCGGCCAATGAGCAAGGGGTTGCCAAGTTGGTTTTCAACAAGGGTACAAGTTATATTGTGCCGAGTGGCCGAAAGATTGAGAGCCACGTCCATTACCGTGAGTTTGGAGAGGATGGAATGATGGGACCGGTGAAGAGTGTCTTTATTTAAGGCCTCTATACAAGAGGACGACTGAAGGCCTCTTATAGAAGGGCGAATGAAGGCCTCTATAATAAAAATAACACATGATTATTTTTATTACTTTCTCTTGTTGGTTCTCCGCCGCCGTAGGCGGCGCCTCCGGGTTTTGCCTCCCCGTGTTGAATTCCGCATCATGCTATTTTTTGGAAACTGATTATTGAATGCTTCTTGTGAAAATACAACTTTATAATTATTCACAGCCTTGATGTCATCAGAACACCCATAATGAGTAAATGGTTTCTGACAAATAGGACATAGACAATCGGGGGTTTGTTTGGTTTTCATTATACCAATAATACATTCCTCGCAAACATAATGCCCACACGGTATATCTGTATCTTTATATTTACCTTCATCTGGTCTGAAGAATAATTGGTTTAACTGCTTGTCATCAAGGCATACTGGACATTTGCATTTATCCATACAACAATCTTCTGTATTTTTTAGTCTGGCTTTTTTTTTTGATATTGCCGTGGACTCTGTTTCTGTGACAATCGGCAAACTAGATGTTGTTTTTTCCATAATAGGAATATCTACCTGGCTTTCCATTGTTGCCATTATTTTTCTCTTCAACATTCTTTGCGTATATATTAAGCATATACGTAAAAAGCCAACTTATTTCTTCAAATGCGTAAAAACGGCAACAAATAATGCCGGAAATGTTTGTCATCCTTTTCGGGATGGAACTGGAACCCAAGCCATTTTTTAGTCGCGGCAATATTGATGAAATCGTCGATGCGCTGTATCACTGTCCAGTCATCCGGTAAATCCAAGACTCGGTCATGATGGTTGAAATAGAGACCCAACGACTTAGGTTTTTGGTCAACCTGCGGTTTTCGGCCTTCATCAGTCGGTCTGCGACCTTTAAATAACTTGCCTTCCACAACTTTGCCCCCCGATTTGTACGCAAGCCATTGGAATCCAAAGCAAATGCCAATAATATAAACGTTTTTTGCTAAAAACGGGTCCAACAGCGGGAAATCGTGGCTCCGCAAAATCCTCTGTTTAGACCCTGCGATAATGACGTGGCGAATGCGTTCCGGTGGCTTATAATGTTCTAAATCCGCGTATTTTACAACTTCATATGCGATGTTGTGTTCTATCAATCGTTTTTTCAGGTCTTCAATGAATACATCAAAATAAACCACCAAAATCATTTGATTATATTACTTGCGAGATTTGTTATTCGGATTCATCTTCTTCTCCGGGTCCGCATTCTGGGCACGGATTGTCGCCAGAGCGGCAGCATCCAGAACATAGCCACCGATCGCACTCGCCACACGGCCATCCATCTGAACCACGATTTACGTCGGTGCCGCAACTATAACAATGACCATAACATCCGCATAGCTCATCGCCGTTTCGGCATTTCCGGCACATTCTTTCGCTACAGTCGCAGCATACAGTACTTACGCAATCTATACAACCTCTAACTTCACAGACAAAACAACGACGAGTACAATTTTTACAAAACAAATGTGGGGGTTTTTTGTTTGTATTTACGTCGTCGTCGCTATCGTCGTCATCATCGCTATCGTAATCACTGTCACACCATTTACAAGTATTTGCTTTTGACAATTGAATATTCTTTTCGCAAGACTCGCAATTACACATTTTTATGGGTTCTGAAACCACATCGGGTGTTATAGCTGTTTCGGGTACTGAAACAGTCTCGGTCATTTCACGTGGGGGCTCAACATTTTCGGGAATAATCGCGCTAAAAACAGATAGAGGTTCTTTTACAGAGTCCATTTTTGTTATCTATTAAAAAATGTCTATATTTTTTTCTCCTTTTTTACATTTCAAATGCCAACCCTCCAGGATTGGCATCTTTGATTTTAACTTTTAGTACTACAATTTATGATCGGTATAAATTGATGAATGTAATATATATGAATCGGAAAAAAACTAGACGTAAGAGTCGCAAATACTCTAGACGGAAAATGATTGTACGCGGAGGACGACTCATTGGGACCGGCAACTCTGGATGTGTGTTTTTTCCAGCATTGCCTTGCGACACAGACACTTCCCCAAATATGGTTACAAAATTGATGTCGAAGGCGGATGGCGCCCGAGAATATGACAAGTTGATGAAAATAAAAGCACGAATGGAATCCATACCCAACTATCGCGCGTATTTTGTAATAGATATAACTCGTTGTAAACCCATCGTTCCATTGAATGTTGAGTGTCCTGTTTTAGAAAAAAAGGGCATCAACCATTCAGACCTGGTGGCGCTGAATATGCCGTATGGAGGAATCAGCGTCTCCGAGTTTTTACGCAAAGGGGATGATATCGTATCTAACATGCGGATTGTCCATCATGGTTTACTAGAATTATTGCGAAACGGAATCGTGGAATTAAACCGGAGAAATGTGTATCACGGCGATGTGAAAGATACGAATATTTTGGTCGATGATACCGCGCTTCGGTTGATAGACTGGGGACTGTCTGCCGAATATGACCCACGAGCCCGGCTCCAAATCCCGTTTCTCGCGAATAATCTCCCCAATGTGTGGAGGAATCGGCCTCTCATATTTAACGCGCCGTTCTCCATCATTCTTTTTTCGGATGAGTTTGCTATGAAATATTATCATGTTGGGGGGGAAACCGCCGAAGTGTTGATACCGTTTATAAAAGAGTTTGTGAATGCTGGCAAAGGTCGCGGCCATTATGAGATGATTTGCCAAATTATGCGAGTCTTATTTGGCCACGATATTGGGGAATCAGCAGATTCATTGGCTGAACCTTTATTGACCGCTGAATCCATAGCCGACGACTTTATTGTTGATTATCTCGTGGATGTATTGGTCCATTTTACCGAGTTTGACGGCGTATTTATAAACTTCAAACGCTATGTAGACCGGGTTTTTACACAGTTGGTTGATGTCTGGGGACTTATTATGTCGTATTACCCAATACTTGAAATACTTTCTCAAAATCCAGGGTCAAATGGCGTTCAATCAAAGGCGTTCAAACAATTACAGTTCATATTTGTTGAGTATTTGTACACCCCTCGCCAAGAATCCATAGATATGGACGCCCTCTATGGAGACCTGGATATTTTTGGGAAACTTCTAGGAAAGATTAGATAATATAGAGGCCATACCTCTATACCGGTAACACTTGTTTATTCTCCTCTCCGGATGATATACACGGCCGAAATGAAAAGCAATGTGATTTCGGTGGAACTACGACTTATCATCGGGTTGGACACTGTAGTAAATCCACAAAACAGATGTTGAGGAGGCAAAACAACAAAGACAAACTATTTGTGCTTCGGGTAGAAACATGAAAATCAGGCGTCCGATGACGGATAATCTAACGGGGGGTTCATCGTTGTATATTGTCAGACAATATGTTTATGCTCTTTGTGCCAATTGGCGCCACAATTTTACAAGCATATTGCTAATATATTTATTAACATCTCCTTCGGTACGGATGCTTTCAACTAATTTATTGTATTTTTTTTCAAGTTTTGAATTATTCACAAATGTTTTATATATGTGTATTTTGTATTCGGCATCGGTTAAATCACGAGTTGGCATTCCAGATATTTCACCATTTTTAATACAATGATCTCTTGGTAGATTTTCTAAAAAGTTTAACGTAACTTTACAATTTTGTATTATACATTCATAACCCATGTCACATTTTTCACAAATAATTAAATATTCTGGTTCTTTTTTACTTGTTCTAAAGGCATCGCGTTCAACACACATTGTCTTGTTACACTCGGGGCACAAAACGCATAGCAAGGGTTGTATGCTTTTATAAAAGTAGTTGCGTTCTCCTTCATATAAACATCTCTTTATGCACGCAGATGATACATATTGGTGTGGTTGTATATTAATTATATAATGTTGAATTGCTTCAAGGTCTTTTATTTTTTCTTCTAATTCTTCATCGGTTCCCTGAAAGTTTTCTCCAGGACAGACATGTGCAAAGTGTCCTTTTTCACCACACTTATAACAACAATCCGAAACACTTTTAAATTCGTGTTCTAATGATTTTATTTGCCATTCGTCCAACACAATTTTTGTATATGAACCACCCCGAACATTTTCTATCCCGTGTTTCATCATATATTTCTTAGTAAGTATGTCTTCTTCAAATTGACTGTCAGATTGATAATTTTCTATTATTTTTACAGGTTTATACATTGAAGTCCATTCGGAGCCATTTCCGGTTGTATGTTCTTGAACCCGAATAGAAACACCCCTTGATGTTTTACCAATATAATATTTTCCTGAATCCAATTCTAATGCGTAAACATTCATCGTCTAGTTTGTATTGGTACAATCCCTATAAATACATTTAAATAATACATCCATTGTTCTCTTCTCCCCCGCAAATAATATAGAGGCTGCTCCTCTATGTTATCCAATGAAATACTACGAAACCAAATACGAAGAATATCTGCGCTCCGTCCAGCACTACAACATCCACCCCAACTTGTCCATCGGACTCCCCGACTCTATTAACCAGCTCACCAATCTCATTTTTTACGGCCCGCCCGGCTCCGGCAAGTATTCGCAGATGTTGTACGCCATCCAGCGTTACAGTCCATCCGCCCTAGAATACGACAAGAAAATGTACGTCCAGACCGAGAAATACGCCTACCAATTCCGAATTAGCGACATCCACTACGAGGTGGATATGGGGCTCCTCGGGTGTAATGCCAAGCAAATCTGGCACGACGTGATACAGCAAATCGTGGATGCGGTGTCTGTGAAACACGACAAAATCGGCATCGTCGTCTGTAAGAACTTCCACGCGATTCACAGCGAGTTGTTGGAGATTTTCTACAGTTATATCCAGGAATACCGGAACAAGTTGTCCTCTATTCAGTTGCGGTTTATCTTGATGACAGAACATCTCGGATTCATCCCCAACAATATTTTGGAGACGTGCCGCGTGGTGTCCGTGGGGCGGCCGACGAAGGAGGCCTATATGGAGATGCTCGTCCAACAGCCGAAGCTGCGCAAATATACGAAATCGGGGGAGGCCACCATAGAGGAAGAGTTCGTCCAGAAAATCTCCAGTTGCCGCGGCCGTATCTTGGCACAAGACGCCGTGGATAAGACCGACGAAATCTTGGCGGCGCTGGATGTGCGCAATATCTTGAATATGAAAGAGCTGAATTATTTTGGGAAGTTGTCGGGGGTGGAGCAGTTGCCCAAAGAGGTATTCAATGTCGTGTGTAATGCGATCATTGAGCAGATGCTGGAGCCGGCGAAACTCGTCCACGCCAGTTTCCGCGACGCCATCTACGACATTTTCATCTACAATTTGGACGTGGTGGAGTGTATGTGGTATATCTTGGAATACAT